ATAGAGTAGAAGATGCTATCTGTGCTACTAAAGCTGCTATTAAAGAAGGGATTGTTCCTGGTGGTGGTATTGCTCTATTAAACGCTGCAACAAATATAACAGCTAAGTCTAAAGGCGAAACAGTTTTATTAGAAGCTATTAAAGCACCTTTTAAAACTATACTTGAAAACGCTGGTGTTGAAAACTTAAAAACACCAACTACTAAAGGACAAGGCTATAATGTGGTTACAGGAAAAATGGTAAATATGATCGAGTCAGGTATAATAGATCCATTACTCGTCACCAAGAGCGCTCTTCAAAACGCAGCCTCTGTAGCAACAACAATATTATCTACTGATTGTGTAATTAATAATTTAAGGATTGATGAAAGCAATAGGTAGAAACTTAATAATAAACAAAGCAAAAGAAGGGACTACCAAAACAGAAGGTGGTTTACTTCTTGCTGAAAGTCAAAGAGACGATATACGTTATGTTCAAGCTACAGTTGTTTCTGCAGGAGACGAAGTAGCGGGTGTTAAGCCGAACGATGTAATATACTTTGATCGTCATGCTGGTCACAAGATAGAAATTGATAAAGAATCTTATCACGTTATAAAGTCAGGTGACATAGTAGTTGTATTATGAGATTAGATGCTAGTGACATTAGAGAACTAAACCTCTTAAAGCACTACCGCATTATAAGAAAATGGGCTTGTAGAAATAATGATTTAAACGACGCGGATCTAGAGCTTCTTATATACCTTGATTGTATAGATTTTTTTACTAAGAAAGATTTTGAAATGGGTGTTTATTCTTACAGTTGGGACAACCGAAGATGGAATAGATTACTAAAAGAAGGCTGGATTAAAGTTTGGAGACATAGAAACAGAACAACTCAAAAATACCATATATATAAAGTTTCTTTTAAAGGTAAGCAACTTATAACTAGAATATATAAAGTTATGCTTGGCGAAGAAGATATAAACACAGGTAGACGAAACAAAATAATTAATGGCGAGACATACACTGATAAGGTTATGACAAAAGCTATTTATAATGTAAATAAAGATAAAAACAGATGAGTAATAGTCCAAATAAATTTTTAGGAAATATCGCAGGCGCATTAGGCGGGCGTGGTATTGCAGCTGGAGTTTTTGGTGGTAGAAGAAAAGGCGGAGGTATAAGAGCTAGATTAAAAAGTCTAGAACAAAGATTAGGTGCTTTAGAAGGAAACGATGCTGTTAGTCAGCCTATGTCACAAGCTCCAGAAGAGCAAATGATGGCAGAGCCTAGACCAATGCCTAATAATCCTAACGCTTTAGGACAATTAGGAGGAGTTTTAACCAGTATTGTAGGTCAAGAAATACCTGGAACATACGATAGAGAAATATAAAAATAAAAAATGATGCATAAAACAGATCCAAATTATAATCAAACAATGGCGTCTAAAAACGTACACGGAGTTGTAGGTGAAAACGCAATATGGGACGGACCTTTAGATCAAAGTGGAAGACCTCACGCTGTGGGTTCTAGCTCTGGAATTACAGGTATGGAAGTTCTAAAATTTCCTTGCAAATGCGCTCCAGGCGTACCAATTACTCAGCAAGCTAAAGTTTATAAAAATGTATAGTTCTCCATTTTTAAAAAAACAAGAATTTCCTGAAATTAAGGAAAAAAATAAAGGCAAGTTTACTGCTTGGGCTAAGAAAAACGGTTTTAAAGACGCGTGTTCTGCAGCTAGCGCTGTAATGAAAAGTAAAGATAAATATAGTGATGAAGTCGTTAAAATGGCTAATTACGCTAAAAACTTTGGTTGTAAAAGAAAATAAGCTATGACAAAATTTGGATCAGCATTTATGATGAAGTCTCCATTTAAAAAGCACGGAGATCAATACAGAGAAAAAGCTAAAGAACTTTCTAAAGAATCAGGAACACCGGGAGATTTTGATAGAGACAATCCTGAAGTAGTTAAAGAATTAGATAAAGCAGACAAAGCAGACGCTGAACACAAAGATTCACCTCTTAAAGGAGCTTATACTTCTGGCGCTGGTGGTCAAGCTTATGTTTCAAATAGACAAGATTTTCAACAATTACAAGACAGAATAGCTAGCGCTGCTATATCAATTATGGCAGGAGAAAATGATCCACAAACTCAATTAGAAAGAGCTCAAAAAAGAAAAGCTAAAATTGATGATCAAGGTATAAAAAAACAAGCTCAAAAAGTAGATGACGGAACAGGTAATCTTGTTGACAAAAAAGATAAGGATGGAAAAACAATTTATGTTGGAGACGGAAAAGGAGGATTTGTTTATGTAGATAAAAGTGGAAAAGTTGTTAATAGAGGAAAACAAAAATTAGAAAGAGCAGAAAAGCTTGGTAAAAAAGCAAAGGCTGCACAAGAACTACTAAAACAACGCGCTAAAAACAAGAGAACAACCGATAAGCTTACAGCAGCAGAAAAAACTGAAATAACCAAACAACATTTTTTAAGTGAAGGCAACACAGAGGACGATTGGAATGCTTTGACTCCAAAAGGAAAAAAAGAAGCAGTTTTAGATTATAGAACTTATTACGGATTTAACTAGAAAATATGGGAATGCACAAAGGACATTACGGAAAATATACTGGTAACGCTAAGTGGTCAATGGATCACGCGCATACTAAGGTAACAAAAGAAAATTATAAAGCTACTGAGCGAGATGACGCGGCTCATATAGATTATTTAAAGCGTGATGTATTATATGATGATCACCACGGTCATAGCGATGAAAAAATGACTGCTGACGAGAAACATATTTCAAAATTAGCAGGTGATATGAAATATGACAAAGAGCACCATGGTTCACCAGCTAAACACGTAATACCACACTCTCATGCGGCTAAAACTGGAACAATTAAAAAATTAAAACCAGTTCCAATGCCAGGAACGGGAATGAAGAAATTAGAAGAAAAACTATAAATAAAAAATAAAATCATGCCAACGGGAAAACAAAAAAGAATTAAAAGAAGACTAGATAGAAGACAAAAGAAAGTTGATGAATCAAGAGCAACTTTTGGAACAAACGATCCTGATCTAGGTAAATTTGATAGAAGATTAAATCGTTTAAAAAGAACAGTAAATAAGGCTGAAAAGCAGGGAATGGATGTAAACTATGACACCAGAAACGCTAGCGGAGAAGGCGCTGTTAAAACAACTATAGTAAAACCCAAAAAAGGTTCAGCAACACAAGGATCCAAATACGGATATGGTGGTATAAACGGCACGCCTCCAACGAATCCACTTCAAATGGAATCTGCAAAACAAGAAAAGAAAAATCTACTAAAAGACATGCCTATAGACGATAAAGCTTCTGCTTTAGAAATGGGTTATAAAATGTCTGCAATGCAAATGGGTCACGAGCCGCCACTTAAAATGGGGCCCGAATCTCCTATGAAAATGGGTGGATCTTGGATGAGCAAGCACTCAAAGTCTGCATTACACATGGGACATAGTCCAGCTGAAATGGGTCACAGCCCGCTAGAAGGACATTGCATGGGCAAAAGAAAATAAACAGATTAGGACTGTACAAACCTAAACAAAACAAAACCAAAACCAAGTCAAACAATTAAAAACAAAACAAAATGGCACAATTTATTAATTTTCCGGTAACAAACGGATATACGCTAGATGGTACAAATGCTGCAGACGCTGCTCAAGATGGGGATAATTTAGTTCCTGCTGGAGATATTGCAACTGTTGTTTGTAGCTTAGAAGCTAACAACGATGTTCCGGTAGCTACTATTACTTTTTTAAATTCATCAAAAACAGTAACAGTAGGTATTGCTGTATCAGCTACAGGAGCGCCTAGCGCGTCTAAGCCTGCAACAGGAACAATTTTAAACATACTAAAAAACGCTATCACTAAAGCAATAACAGCTAATCCAGGTGGTGTAAAATCAACAGTTAGCTTAGGTCAAGATACAGACGACGCTACTGCTAAGTATGATCCTGCTAAACAACTATATATTAGAAGTTTTATAGTATCATAATATGAAGTCTAGAGGTTTAGGAGATTCTATAGAAAAATTTACTAAAGCTACAGGCATTAAGAAAATGGTTGACACAATGAGCAAGGGGTTAAAAATCCCTTGCGGTTGTGAAGCCAGAAAAGGAGCATTAAATAAAATGTTTCCATACAAACAATAATATGGCTTTTAAACTAGACAATCCTCCATACGATATAAAATTATTTACTACACCAATATATCATGTAGAAATGGAAAGTGATGTCATGGGTAAGGCTAACAACAACGGAACTATTATTATAAATAAAGATGTAGATTCCGCTATGTTTAATAAAGTAGTTGATCACGAAATGGTACATATAGACCAAATGAAGCGTGGTGATTTAAATTACGATGATAAAAACGTTTATTGGAAAGGTAAAACATATCCAAGAAGCAAAATGAATGAAGGCGCTAAAAACTTACCTTGGGAAGACGAGGCTTATAAAAACGCATAATTATGGCATTTAAAATGAAACATTTAGGTGGATCTCCACTACACGATCACAGCCCTGGTCACGGAGCTTGGACTGACTGGAAGAATACAGGTGAAGCTAGAATTACAACAAAACGTGGCGAACAAGACGGCAGAAGAGGAGTTATTACTACAACTGAGCAAGATCAAAAGCGAACCGCTAGAGATCAAATGTCTAATGAAAATTGGAAAAAATATTTAAAAAACGAATCACCTAAGAGAAAAGAAGAAAGATTAAGACAACAAAATCAAACTTTAAAAAATAGTTCTTTTAGACCTGATCTTGAAAAAACTATAAGTATAAAACCAAAAGGCATAGATATAAAAACTACAATGCCTACAGCTGATGTTAATATAAAAAGACCTTCGCAAGAAACTAAAAAAATTATTCCACCACCACCAAAAAGAAACAAAAAGAAAGGAATACCACCTGGAATTAAAAAAATACCTGGGGATGTAATAGATCTTGTAGGAGATGTTGGTGAAGACGTTGGTCAGGCTATAGGAAACTTTGGTTCTGCTATAGGTAAAGGCGCTTCAAATATTGTTAGTAATTTATTTGGAGCTAGAAGTATTTTTAGAAAACGATGTAGCGCTTGTAAGAAAAGAAGATAATGAAAAAGCTTTGGCAATGGCTCACTGGCAATGTAATAAAAGAAGTTGGTGAGGTTTTAGACAACTTAACAACAACTAAAGAAGAAAAGCTAGAAGCACAAAGATTAATAACTGAAATATTAGAAAAAGCAGATACCGAGGCACAGGAACAAGTTAGTGCTCGATGGGCTGCTGATATGGCTTCTGATAGTAAGCTTTCTAAGAACATAAGACCAATGGTGCTTATATACTTAACAGTTATATTCACTGCTTGTGCTTTTTTTGACGGCAACATAGGTCAATTTAAAATAGCTGAAGAATATATACCAATATTTCAAACATTACTAGTAACAGTATATGGCGCATATTTTGTAGGTCGTAGCTGGGAAAAAACAAAAAAAATTATAAAAAAATAAAAAAATGGGAAGCTTTATATCAAGTTTAAATAATTTTGCAGTAAAAGGAATAACCTGGACAACAAGTGTACTACAAAATGGTAAAGGATTAAATAAAACCGCTGACACGTCTGCTGATCTACCAGTAAGCTCGTTTGCATTATGTACTCCAAGCAGCGGAAGTTTAGGAATCGCATTAGCAAATGCTGGCATAATTGCTAGTAATGGTGACATCGGTGAAGTTTACGATTTTCTTGTTCAAACAAGCGCAAGTGGTACAGTGGGAAAGGTATCAGTGATATACAAAGATCTTTCTAAAGCAGCGCTTTTAAATGCAACGGCAGTAGGTGAAACTATAATTTTTGATGCAGACGATTTACAAGCAGGATTCGGTGGTGCGCCAACAGGATCTGTTACAATAACACTAGCCGCTGCTGATGTTAGGTATCCTGATTCTACTAAATTTTGGAACAATGAATGTGTTTCTGTTTACGTAGGAGGTGCTGCCGGAAACATAGTAGGCGTATTAGCTAACGATGTTGGACCTATAACAATACCAACTGTAGCAAATGCAGGTTTTCTAGAGTTTGCTTTTAAATCTATAGACTCAGCCTCAACAACATCAGGGGACTTAATACTAGTTCAGTAATAAGTAGATTTAAAAAAACAAGTGTAACTATATAATTATAAAACAATTAAATCAAATCAAATCAAATGGCAAAAATAACAGAAGAACAACTTAAACAAATAAAAGAACAACAAGAAGCATTAAGACAACTTGTTGAAAACATTGGTGGTCTAGAAACTCAAAAACACTCGCTACTTCATAAAATAGCAGAAGTAAATCAAGAAGTTGAAAAACTAAAGGTAGAGTTAGAAAAAGAATATGGTAAGGTGAGTATAGATCTTGAGACTGGTGAAATTAAAGAAATAGAAGATAAAAAAGAAGAATAGTGGATTCAGTTATAAGAAAAATCAGTATAGGTTCTGATTACAAAAATGACGCCATGCATTATTCCGTTGGACAACAAGTCTATGGTGGACATGAGATTTCATATATAGTTTTAGATGAGTCTGATGGATCTTATAATATTCACATAAAGAAAAACAACGAGGTATTGCCGTGGAAGAAATTTAATTCTAACATGGCTGTATCCGTTGAGTATGATTTAGAATATTAATGAAAAGCTTGTACGATTTTATCGTAAAGCCTGTTGGTGATAAATACAAAAACACAGTTAAAATAGGTGGCAAAAACGTAGTTATCAACACTAAAATTGAAAACTGGAAGTTTGTAAACCGATTAGCTAAAGTTATAGAAACACCATTGGCTTTTAAATCCGGCATCAAAAAAGGTGATATAATAATTATACACCAAAACGTGTTTAGAACCTTTTACGACATGAAAGGTGAAAAAAAGAAAAGCAGATCTTATTTTGAAAATGATCTATATTTCTGTAGCCTTGACCAGGTTTATTTATATAAAAATAAAAAAGGTTGGAACACTGTTGGTAACAGATGTTTTATAACACCTATAAAAAGTAATGATCCTCTAACGCTTGACAAAGAGCGTAAGCTTGTTGGTATATTAAAATATGGCAATAAGTCCTTAGAAGCGCTAGAAATAAACCCAGGAGACTTAGTTGGTTATACACCTAACAGCGAATGGGAGTTTTTAGTTGAAGGTAAGAGACTTTACTGTATGAAATCTAATGATATTGTAATTAAGTATGAACACCAAGGAAACGAAGAAGAATATAATCCAAGCTGGGCAGCGAGCAGTTGAGGAGTTAATCAAAGTAGCTAAAGAGGCTATTGTTGATTCAGACGATGATATATCAGCTGACAGACTCAAGAATGCGGCAGCTACTAAAAAGCTGGCTATATTCGACGCCTTTGAAATACTTAATCGCATTGAAGAAGAAGAAAACTTATTAAACGACAAACCTAAAGAAGTTAAAGAAGAAAGAACTTTTAAAGGGTTTGCTGAAGGAAGATCTAAGAAATAATGTACGAGCAGACGTTATATAAGGTCTTAAAAGATCACATCAAGCCTAAGGTTTTAAAACGCACGAACCGTTATAAAAAATGGGAGTACGGTTACAACAAAGAACATGATATCGTTATAATAAGTAAAGACGGTACAATAGGTGAGATATACGAGATACAAAACTTAAAAATAGCTTTACCTAAAGCTAAAAACGTACATAAGTTTGAAACTAACAAATGGGAATATACGGAATATCCTAAAGTATTAAAAAAAATAAAGTCTGTATTTGATTGGGAGGAATATCCTTTAGACTTTAAAGAAAAATGGTATGATTACATCGATAATGAGTTCGTCCGCAGGGAAGAAGGCTTTTGGTTCTATAATAAGGATGTGGCTACTTACCTTACTGGTACTCACTATATGTACTTGCAGTGGTCCAAAATTGATGTTGGGCAACCAGATTTTAGGGAATCAAACAGATTATTCTACATATTCTGGGAAGCTTGCAAGGCCGATCATAGGTCATATGGAATGTGCTACCTTAAAAATAGACGATCTGGATTTTCATTTATGGCGTCCGGGGAGTGCGTTAATATGGCAACCATATCAAGCGACTCTAGGTTTGGAATATTATCAAAGTCTGGACCTGATGCGAAGAAGATGTTTACGGACAAGGTTGTACCGATATCAGTTAATTACCCCTTCTTTTTCAAGCCAATACAGGACGGTATGGACCGCCCCAAGACAGAGCTCGCGTATCGCGTACCCGCGACGAAATACACCCGTAAGAAGCTCGAGAACAACGAGACGCTTAGAGAACTCGACGGTCTCGACACCACGATCGACTGGAAGAATACCGGTGACAACTCGTACGACGGTGAGAAACTCAGGTTACTCGTCCACGACGAGAGTGGCAAATGGGAGCGTCCAACGAACATCCTCAACAACTGGAGGGTTACAAAAACGTGTCTTAGATTAGGTAGTAGAGTTATAGGTAAATGCATGATGGGTTCAACTAGTAATTCATTAGACAAAGGTGGAGACAATTTTAAAAAATTATACAATGACTCAGACGTCACTCAACGAAATGCGAATGGACAAACTCGCTCTGGATTATATAGCTTGTTTATACCTATGGAGTGGAATTACGAAGGATACATTGATTCTCATGGATTACCTGTCTTCGATACGCCGAAGAAGCCAAAGCAAGGACCTCAGGGTGAAGCAATTGATTTAGGAGTAATAGAGTATTGGGAGAATGAAGTTGAAGGTCTTAAGCAAGATCAAGATGCTTTAAATGAGTTTTATAGACAATTTCCAAGAACTACTAAGCATGCATTTAGAGATGAGTCAAAAGACTCATTATTTAATCTAACTAGAATTTACGAGCAAATAGACTTTAATGAAGATTTAAAAAATTCTATAAACGTTACTAGAGGATCTTTTAGTTGGCAAAATGGAGAGAAAGATACAAATGTTATTTTTTCGCCTAATAGTAATGGAAGATTTTATGTTACATGGGTTCCAGACTTACAGCTTCAAAATAGAAGATATAATAAATATAATACTATGTATCCTGGTAATGAGCATATAGGTGCTTTTGGTTGTGATCCATATGACATATCTGGAACAGTAGACAAAAGAGGATCAAAAGGTTCTTTACACGGTTTAACTAAATTTAGCATGGAAAAAGCCCCATCTAATCATTTCTTTCTAGAATATATAGCTAGACCACAAACAGCCGAAATATTTTTTGAAGATGTATTAATGGCTTGTGTTTTTTATGGTATGCCTATATTAGCAGAAAATAACAAACCCAGGCTTTTGTATTATTTTAAAAAAAGAGGCTATAGAGGCTTTGCTATGAATAGACCAGATAAAAAATACACCAAACTTTCTATAACAGAAAAAGAAATAGGTGGTATTCCAAATTCAAGTGAAGACATAAAGCAAGCTCATGCCTCTGCTATTGAAACTTATATAGAGACATTTGTGGGTTTAAAAGAAACTGGGTATGGTGATATGTATTTTCAAAGAACACTAGATGATTGGTCTAAATTTAATATAAATAACAGAACCAGACATGATGCTTCTATTAGTTCTGGATTAGCTCTTATGGCTTGTAATAAACATAGATATTCTCCTGTCAATAAAATAAATTTAAAACCTGTAGATTTAGGTATCAAAAGATACGACAATAGAGGAATTACATCAAAAATAATAAGTTAAATGAATATATATACTAATTCAAATAGCGCTTTTCCAAGTCAAGTAGTTAGCGATCAAGAAAAAGCTAGCTGGGAATACGGCAGTCAAGTAGCTATGGCTATTGAGTATGAATGGTTTAAATCTGGTAGGTTAAATGGCAATAGATATTTAACTAATTGGAATAATTTTAACACTCTTAGATTATACGCTAGAGGCGAACAACCTGTTCAAAAATACAAAGATGAATTATCTATAAATGGTGATTTGTCTTATTTAAATTTAGACTGGAAACCAGTACCTATTTTATCTAAATTTGTAGACATTGTAGTGAACGGTATATCTTCAAAAGCTTATGAAATAAAAGCTTACGCTCAAGATCCTTCTTCTGTTAAAAAAAGAACTTCATATGCTTCTAAGATGTATGAAGATATGTTAGCTAAAAACTATATTAACAGTATAAAAAATACACTAGGAATTGATTTATATCAAACTCCAAACCCGGATTTAATACCAGAATCAGAAGAGGAGTTAGAGCTTCACATGCAATTGAGTTATAAGCAAGCTATAGAGATAGCTGAAGAAGAAGCTATTACTTCTATAATGGCTCAAAATAAATACGAGCTAATAAGACGTAGATTAAATATGGACTTAACTGTTTGTGGTATTGCCGCGGCAAAAACAAACTTTAACACAGCCAACGGTGTAACTTTAGATTACGTCGATCCTGCTTATATGGTTTATTCTTATACAGAAGATCCAAACTTTGAAGATATATATTATGTTGGTGAAATAAAATCTATTACAATTCCAGAGCTTAAAAAAGAATTTCCTAATATATCTGAAGAGGAATTAAAAAGAATACAGGCTATGCCTGGAAATAGACAGTATATAACTGGCTGGGGAGGTTACGATGAAAACACTGTGCAGGTTTTATATTTCGATTATAAAACATACCACAATCAAGTATTTAAAATAAAACAAACAGATCAAGGTTTATTAAAAGCCATTGAAAAAGATGATACTTTTAATCCACCTGAAAATGATAACTTTGAAAGAGTATCAAGATCAATAGAAGTTTTATACAGCGGCGCTAAAGTACTAGGAACTGATACACTGCTTAAATGGGAGTTAGCTGAAAACATGTCAAGACCTTACGCTGATACTACTAAAGTGGAAATGAATTATACTATTTGTGCACCTCGTATGTATAAAGGCCGTATTGATTCTTTAGTAAGTAAATGTGTTGGTTTTGCTGATATGATTCAAATAACTCATTTGAAGTTACAACAAGTTTTAGCTAGAATGGTGCCAGATGGTGTATATCTAGACATGGATGGTTTGGCTGAGGTTGATCTAGGTAATGGAACAAACTATAATCCGGCTGAAGCATTGAATATGTATTTTCAAACGGGTTCTATAGTTGGTAGATCTTTAACTCAAGATGGCGAGTTAAATAGAGGAAAAGTACCTATTCAAGAACTACAAACTAGTAGTGGTGGTGCTAAAATACAAAGCTTAATAACAACGTATCAATATTATTTACAAATGATACGTGATGTGACCGGTTTAAATGAGGCTAGAGATGGTAGCTTGCCTGATAGAAATACATTAGTAGGACTGCAAAAGCTAGCTGCTACAGCTTCTAATACAGCAACAAAGCACATTAACCAGTCTAGCCTTTATATAACTTTAAGATTAGCTGAAAATATAGCTTTAAAAATAGCAGATGCATTAGAATTTCCATTAACAGCTGAATCATTAAAAAACTCGATATCTGTATTTAACGTTGAGACTTTAAGTCAAATAGAAGATTTAAATTTACATGATTTTGGTATATTCTTAGAACTTGAACCTGACGAAGAAGAGCAAGCAAAGCTAGAACAAAACATACAAATAGCACTACAAGCTGGTAATATTGATTTAGATGACGCTATAGACTTAAGACAAATAAAAAATATCAAACTTGCAAATCAAATGCTTAAAATTAAGCGCAAAAGAAAGCAAGCTAAAGATATGGAAATTCAGCAATCTAACATGCAAGCGCAAGCCGCGGCTCAGGCTGAAACTGCTGAAAAAACAGCTATGGCTGAAGTTCAAAAACAAGAGGCAATATCAGGATCTAAAGTTCAATACGAGCAAGCTAGAACTGAAATGGAAATTAAAAAAATGGAAATACAGTCTCAACTTGATCAACAAAAAATGCAAATGCAGCATCAGTTTGACATGCAGTTAAAGCAAGTAGAAACTCAAATGCAGCAACAAAAAGAACTACAAAAAGAAGATAGAAAGGATAAGCGTATAAAAATAGAAGGTACGCAGCAGAGTAAAATGATAAGTCAAAGACAAACAGATGGTTTGCCTGTTGATTTTGAAAACCCAAACCAATTACCAATGGTTTAATTATTTAATTATTTAATTATATTATATTATGTCAGAACAAACACAAGAAGCTGTAAAGCAAGAAGGTGATTTTAAGATAAAAAAGAAAACACCTAAAAAATTTAATGAAACAAAAGATAACATTACAAAAGTAAATGTTAATCCTAAAGAGCCTTTGATAGAACTAGAACCAGAGGTTAAAAAGGTGGTAATAAAAAAAGAAGAAGACGATGCCATTCAAATCGGAGAAACAAAGGAGGTATCTGTGGAAAAATCATCCGGAGATAGCACAAAGGTGGGAGAACCTGTACAAGAGTCCGACGAGACTACTGAAGGGTTTTCTCCGATCCAAGAAATAACTGAAGCTGAAGTAAAAGAAGTTCAAGCTGAAGTTAAAGAAGCTATAAGAGATGAAAAAGTATTAGGCAAACCGTTGCCTGAAAATATTGAAAAGCTAGTTTCATTTATGGAAGAAACTGGTGGTACAATAGAAGATTATACTCGTTTAAATGCTGATTACAGTAATGTAGATGATAAAACTCTTATTAAAGAGTATTACAAAAAAAATAAACCTTATTTAGACTCTGAAGATCTTGATCTTTTATTAGAAGACTTTGAATTTGATGAAGACATAGATGAGGAAAAAGACGTAAGAAAAAAGAAACTTGCGTTTAAAGAAGAAGTTGCAAAAGCCAAAAACTTTTTAGAAGAAACTAAGAGTAAATATTACGACGAGATCAAGTTGAGACCGGGCGTTACTCAAGATCAACAAAAAGCTATGGACTTTTTCAATAGATACAATAAGGAGCAAAAACAAGCTGAGCAACAGCATCAATTATTTAAAGATAATACACAAAAACTTTTTAGCGATGATTTCAAAGGTTTTGATATCAATGTAGGTGAAAAGAAATATAAGTATAATATTCAAAATGTTGATAAAGTTGCAGAAAACCAGTCTAACATTAACAATCTAATTAAGAGGTTCTTAGATGATAAAGGTAATGTTGTAGATACTTCTGGTTATCATAAAGCTATGTATGCTGCTGAAAACGTAGATAAAATCGCAGCTCATTTTTACGAGCAAGGAAAAGCTGACGCTATTAAGGACGTAGTAAGTAAATCAAAAAACCCGGTTGATACTAAAGCTAGATCAACACAAGGTGAAGTTTATTTAAACGGACTTAAGGTTAAATCTATTTCTGGCGCTGATTCTACAAAATTAAAAATAAAAACTAGAAAATTTAACTAATAAAAACTTAAAATTATGAGTTTACAACCTCAATTTGGTAGTATAATCCCATCTCAAACACAAGAGATTTTAGATTCTAACTACCTACAATTTAACGGTGGTGCTAACCCTGGCGACAGTGATACTTTTGCTCAGCAGTACCTACCTGAAATTTATGAGCAAGAAGTAGAGCGTTATGGAAACAGAACGTTATCTGGATTCTTGCGCATGGTTGGCGCTGAAATGCCAATGACATCTGATCAAGTAATTTGGTCTGAACAAAATAGATTACACATTTCTTACGATGGATGTAATGTAGTAGGAGATGTTGCAGGACCACCTGTAACAAATGTAATTCAATTTGGAGCTGGCGTAACTAACGTTATTTCTGTAAACGACACTGTTGTTGTTTTAGATCCAGTAACTGGAGCAGAAGCTAAGGCTTTAGTTGTTGAAAGTACTCTAGGTGATGGTGCCGCCGGTTTTGGTGGTGCTAGCATTAAAGTAGCTGCTTTTAATGATACAGGTTTAGTTGCCGGTAACGGAATTACAGCTGGAGCTGGAATTAAAATCTTTGTTTATGGCTCTGCTTATGGTAAAGGAACTTCAATTACATCTAATACTGCTGCTGCTGGTGCTGCTGCAAATGGATACGTATCTGTAGATCCTAGCTTTACTCAATTTTCAAATACACCATTGATTCTTAGAAGCCAATACACAGTTTCTGGATCTGATATGGCACAAATTGGATGGGTGGAAGTTGCTACAGAAGACGGAACATCTGGATATTTATGGTATTTAAAGGCCGAGTCTGAAACAAGACTACGTTTTGAAGATTACTTAGAAATGTCTATGGTAGAAGCTGAAAAATCTGCTTTAACTGCTACGGCTACAAATCTAGGAGCTGCAAAGCTACCTGGTAGTGAAGGTTTATTTGCTGCTATTGAAGATCGTGGTAACGTTCAAGTAGGATTTACTGCTGCTGCTGGTATCGATGATTTTGATGCTATTTTGAAAAACTTAGATACTCAAGGTGCTATTGAAGAAAACATGCTTTTCTTGCAAAGACAAACAGCTCTTGATTTTGACGATATGCTAGCTGCAATCTCTGGTGGAACCGCCGGTGGTACTGCATTTGGTTTATTTGAAAACTCAGAAGAAATGGCATTGAACTTAGGGTTCAGCGGTTTCCGAAGAGGATCTTATGATTTCTACAAAACTGACTGGAAATACTTGAACGACGCTTCAACTCGTGGAGGTATTGTTGGTGTTAATTCTATTGAAGGAGTTTTAATTCCTGCTGGAACATCAACAGTATACGATCAAGTACTAGGAACTAATATCCGTAGACCTTTCTTACATGTACGATACAGAGCTTCACAAGCTGATGATCGACGTATGAAGTCTTGGTTAACTGGTTCTGCTGGTGGCGCATTTACATCTACTCTTGATGCTATGGAGGTAAACTTCCTATCAGAAAGATGTTTAGTTGTACAAGCTGCTAACAACTTTGTATTATTCAAGGGAGTGTAATTACTTCTTAAATTAACCCCACGGGGCTACACAGTGAGCGTAGCCCTGGGGTTTTTTATTAACTATTTAATTTTATTATATTATGGCTAAAAAAGCTACAGCAGAAACAACTGTTGAGGTTGCACCTCAGGAAGTGGTTACAAAAACACCACCAAAACCTACTAAACCTGAGTGGGAAATTAAAAATAGAGTTTATTATTTAAAAAATAATAAATCACCTATAACCTTTACAATACCTGGTAAGCACACAAGAAAACATGCTTTACTTTATTTTGATGAAAAAACAGGTAAACAAAGAGAAATAAGATATGCAACAAATCAAGACTCACCACTTGTAGATGAACAAAAAGGAGAGGTTACTCTTGGGCATATTATATTTAGAGATGGAGACTTAGTTGTTCCAAAAGAAAAACAAAATCTTCAAAAACTATTATCATTATATCACCCCTTAAAAGGTAAAATGTATGATGAATATAGTGCTGTAGAAGAAGCAGTTGATCAATTAGAAATATTAGATCTTCAAATAGATGCTTTAAACGCGGCAAGAAATATAGACATAGATCAAGCTGAAGCAATATTAAGAGTAGAATTAGGCTCAAGAGTAAAAACAATGAGTTCTAAAGAACTTAAAAGAGATTTACTTTTATTCGCAAGAAGTAATCCTCAGCTTTTTATTAGTCTAGCTAATGATGAAAATGTTCAATTAAGAAACGTAGCTATTAGAGCTCAAGAAGCTGGTATAATTAGATTGTCTAGCGATCAAAGAACATTTATGTGGGGATCAAATGGTAGAAAATTAATGAACGTACCTTTTGATGAAAACCCTTACTCAGCATTCGCTGCTTTCTTGAAAACAGACGAAGGTGTTGAGATCTATAAATCTATAGATAAAAAACTATAAAAACAAGTGATACTATAATATAGGCGGTTTCGGCCGCCTTTTTAGTATTAAAAAAAATTAATATGGCGGTAAACATAAATACAGTATATACTACAGTCTTGTACATATTGAACAAAGAACAAAGAGGATATATAACCCCTACTGAGTTTAATAGTTTAGCGCTACAAGTACAAGACGAAATACTTGCTTCATACTTTCCTGACGGTAATCAATTAAACAGATTAAATCAAAACAACACACAAAACGATACTGAGTTTTTTAATCTTTATAAAGACTTAAGTTATAAATTATATCCTTTTGAAAATGAAATAAATTTTTATTATGACACAGGTTATAGTACATCTGTAAATGCTTTTGTACCTCAAAGAACTGATAGACTTTATAAGTTAGGAAACGTAGTTTGTAATTACAATTCAACTGGTGCAAATCCTTCCCCTATAGCACAATGCGTAAGTGTTAAAGATTTTAACACTATAAAAAGATCTAGGTTAACTGCGCCTACTAAACAATATCCTATATATTACACTACAAACGCTAATGTTCAAGAGGTTTTAGCAACTGCAACAGTTAATCAATCTACGACTAACTTAAATAGCGCTGTTGTAACAGTAACATCAGGTACCATGCAGCCTCTTCAAGTTATAGGTACTAATGTTTTGCCTAATACTATTGCTACATCTTACAACCCTACTAATCCAGGAGACAACACTGTAGGTACTCTTACTTTTAATAAAGCAAACTCTTTAAATCAAGGGGATGTTTTAACGCTTGTTTCTAGTCAATATAATAGTTTAATTTTAAAAATAGATCCACTTCCAAATAGTATTACTGTTAATGGAATATCAAATCCTATTGATCCACTTTGGAATTTTACAATTGGAGGTGTTGGGCAATATATATATGAAGCACAAGGATCTGCAGATTTTTCACTAGATATATCTGAAAAAACTAATATTATTGTTAGAATTTTGAAATATTGTGGTATAATAATAAATGATCCTACTATAATACAAGTTGCAGAACAAGAGTCTCAAAAAATAGAAGCAAACGAAAAATCATAAATAAATGAGTTATACAGGAACAAATAACACTGGAGCGCTTGTTGATGAAACAAATCAACAGTATTACCAAGGAGCTCAGATTTTTAACGCAGACGCTAATGGTACTGCAGGCCAAAGCTTTACTACTACTTTTAATACAGGTTTAGTTTTTGGTTCTTTTGATCCTACTATAACTGACTACGCTTTAAATAATTTTAAAATATACACTAGTCCAAGTGGTCTACCTGGTACTTTTTTAGAATATACTAGCGCTTACACTGTTTCTAACAATGTAATTAAAATAACAGCTGCATTGCCTGCAAGTGAATATGTAGTTGTTCAGCTAAAATCTTTAAGCGGAGGCAATTATGGTAATCAAGATGCTTTTGGCATGGCTGTTGAAAATAACTATGGAGGATATGAGTACATAAGTTTAAATGATGCTATAGACAACTTTATGGTTGGTTATGTTGGAGATGGTAAAATATTACAGCATGCTAAAAAATCAGATGTTTTATTTTTTGCTAAAAGATCTTTGCAAGAATTTAACTATGATACTTTAAAAAGTATACACTCTCAAGAATTAACTGTTCCCGCTAGTCTTAGTTTGCCATTACCTCAAAACTACGTAAACTATGTTAGTGTTTGCTATATAGATCATATGGGCGTAAAAAGACCTATATATCCTGTAAACAATTTAACTACAAGTCCTTACGAAAACCCTGTTCAAGACGCTAGTGGAATACCAGTTCAAGACAACTTTGGGTCTAATATAGAAGGTAGTTCTATAACAGAAGAAAGATGGAAAAATGCTAATGATAAAATAATTAGTCAAGAGTTTTTTGAAAACTTTGATGATTATTTATACTGGGCTAATTATTATGGACTAGATAATTTTGGGTTTTACGGGCAACAATATGGTTTAGTGCCTCAATACGCTCAAAGAAACGGTTGGTTTAATTGCAACTACAGAGAAGGTAAAATTTCTTTTTCAAGTGATTTAGTTAACAAAATTATAGTATTAGAATACATATCTGATGGGTTAGCAAATGATGTAGATGCGAAAATACCTAAACTAGCAGAAGACGCTTTATATGCTTCTATACTATATAACATTGCTTCCACAAGATCTGGTCAACAAGAATACCTAGTGCAACGATTAAAAAGAGATCGCAGTGCTAAATTAAGAAATGCTAAAATAAGATTATCAAATATTAAACTTGACGAAATAGTACAAGTCATGCGGGGTAAATCTAAATGGATAAAACACTAAAATTAAATGGCTAAAGATAAGAAAAATTTTCTTAAAGGTAAAATGAATAAAGATCTTGATGATCGCATTTTACCACCTGGCGAATATAGAGATGCTAGAAACCTAGCTATAACAAGATCAGAGGGTAGTAAAGTTGGTTCTTTAGAAAATGTTTTAGGAAACGACTTAATACAACCTACTTCTTTAGGCAACTATAGGTGTACTGCTATTGGTTATTATGTAGATAAGCAGTTTTCCAGAACAGTTGTTTTTGCAACTGATTACGTTGATAGCTCAGCTAGTGGTGTTGATAATTTTGCCCCACCTAATAGTCAGCACTTTATATATTTGTATGATCATATAACACAACAAACTAGCGTTCTTGTTACAGGGGTTTTTCTTA